AAGCGTACTCCTAATCATAAAACTAAGTCACACTGCGTAATGGCTAAAGAAGGTGACACATATAAATTCATTCGCTTTGGACAGCAAGGCGTCAGTGGTGCTGGTAAGAATCCTAAGACTGCGAAGGATAAGGCACGTAAGAAATCCTACTATGCTCGTCACGATGCACAGGGGAAACCGACCAGCAAGCTGTCAGCGAAGTATTGGTCACATAAAGTTAAATGGTAATGTTTAAGTTCATACAAAGACTGTTTGGTAAAAAAGTTTATACACCTTTAACATTCAGTGAACAATTAGATAGAGAGTATATTTCAAAAATAAAATGGTAGGAGACGTAAATGGCTAATCCCGTGGTAGGTGCTGCTAAAGTAGCGGCAAATCTAACAGGTAAACAAATTAATACCCTATTGTCCAAACTGGGTATGGATAAAAACATTTTAAAAGGAATGAATGAAAATCAAAAAAAATTAGCTATTGCTGATTTGAGTAAGAAACACATTAAAAACATTCGTAAGAATACGAATACTCGTGTAGGCACTACTGCTCTTGCTTTAGCACCGCCAGCAGCGTATGGTATAGCTGATATGGTGCATGATTTTTTAGGTATTTCTAAACTAGCTGATGGGACCATTCTTAAAGACTCTAAAGCTAATCGTGCTAAATCACAGGGTGGACGTACTGCTGCACAAGCTAAGTCAGCCCCTAAAAAACCTACGGCTAAGAAAAAACCTATGCCCTTACCAAAGCCAAAACCTAAAAAATATAACCTAAAGGCGGGTGGGAAAGGTACAGCGGCACAACGCTTAAAAGAAATAGAACGAAATAAAGTATTAGATAAAGTTAAAAAAGCTGCAGAAAAAAAGGGGAAATAGATTATGGCTGAAGCAAATGGAGCATTGGTATCTTTATACGTACAGCGTAACAATGCAATTAAAAACAAAGGCGATGTAGCAGGTCTAAATGCTGAGATTAACAAGTACGTAGAAGATAAAAAAGTTTCTGCTGCGGTAAGACGTGCTAGTTCTGCGGCTGCATCTAACGTGCAAAGTAAGGATAAAGGCGGCGACATTTCTAAAAAAGTACCTGTCATCTCTATTGGCGTAGGTATGGCTGAAATGCGTAAAGGTAAAAAAGGTAAGACTGCCATGATGCGTGGTGGTATGGCTAATGGTAAAGAGCATATGTACGCAGCGGGTGGCTCAGTCAATGATGGCTTAAAAGCTTTAGCTAAAACACGCCCGGATGTAGTAGCAAAGATACTCAAGTAATGGTTCTACGTAAGCCCCCTGCTAAACCTAAGAAGCCTCGTAACTACCGTAAAGAGTACGACAACTACCACGGTAAACCTGAACAGATAAAGCGTAGAGACAGCCGCAATGCTGCACGTAACTCTCTCAAGAAAGCTGGCGTAAAGGTAGCAGGTAAAGATGTAGCGCATAAGAATGGTAATCCTACTGATAATAGGCGCGGCAACTTAACTGTGAAGTCTCCTAGTAAGAACAGGTCATACCCTCGTACACGTACAGCAGGCAAACGCAATCCCTATGCATAAGATTGAAGCTGACATACGGAAGTGGTCACATGAATTTCTTGAAGTACCTAATGAGAAACTTAATGGACTACCACCGTGTCCCTACGCAAAGCAAGCGTGGCTAGACAACAAAGTTGTATTCAGCATAAACACAGGGGTAGATGGACTAGCTAAAGAAGTAGCAGACTTTGAGTCCCACGATTATGATATAGTTGTATGGGCTAGTCAGTATCTACCAGATATGGAATACCTAGACGGATGGTGTGATGGCGTAAACGAAGCCATGTCCATTGCAGGTAAAGATATGCACCTTATGGTGTTTCATCCAGACTACGATGCTGAAGAAGCGGGTCTGGACTTTTTAGTTACTGAAGATGGTGTAGTAGACAAGAGCCTAGTTTACTGCATGGTATTTGTACAGAGGCTATCACCCTTAGACGATGCAGCATTAAGCTTGGAGAAGTCTGGGTATTATAAACACTTTCCTGTAGATGTGTTTCAATCATTAGTAATAGACAGACGGAGATTAAGAAATGTCTGACAATAAAAAAATGCCTACCCCAAAGCGTTCACCTGCTAGGGCAGTACGCAGTTTAGGCGACGCCGATTTAAAAAAACTAAAGAGTAAAATGGAAAACTTGTCTGGGCCAATAGGTCCAGCAAAAGCGGCTGCTTTGTTAAAGGCAGCTAATGCAGGTAAAGTTGATTTAGCAGATAGAGAAAAGGCTGTAGATTATTCTAAAACACTTTTACCTATTGTGAATAATGAGATAAAGAAAAGGAATGAAACAATGGCAACTAAAAAGAAAATGATGCGGGGCGGTATGGCAGCTAAGACTGCACCAAAGCGTATGCGTGGCGGCGGTATGGCTAAGATGGCTAAGAAAAAAATGATGCGTGGCGGTGTAGCGGCAAAGAAGATGATGCGCGGCGGGGCAGTAAAAAAGAAATGAGAAAGAAAATCGTATATTATTTTGCAATGGCTTTGCTTAACATCGGTAAGCCGTTTACTTGTATTGGTAACTGGTTCTGGAAAAAGCACAGAGATGTGCTAGACTGGAATCAGTAATGCCAGTACTAGGTGTAGGTTCAAAATTTCGTACTGAGGTTGTAGCCTTGTCTTCAACTAGCAAAACAACTGTATATACAGTACCTTCAAATTTTTCTTCACACTTGGAGAATTTGTTTGTAAGTAACAACCACACAGGTGCTGTAACTTTGAGCCTTCATCTTTTTCATGCAGATGATAATACAGAATATGATTTACTTACTGCACACAGTCTTTCTGGCGGTTCATATGAATCTATCTTTACTGTAGATAGACCACTATATTTACACGCTGGTGATATTATTAAGTGTACGGCAAATACAGCTAACAAGCTAGTTGTTACAACATCATGTGAAGAATTTTATGACCCTAACAGGTAGGAGATAGGAGATGGTACGTGTCCCTAAAAAACCAGTCGCTAAAAAGAAAACCACACAAGTTAGAGCGAAAAAGAAACCGACTGGAAAGGTTAGCCTTTCGCAAGGGGGTGCGCCTAAAAGCCCATCAAGAGTTAATGAAGCTGGTAACTATACTAAGCCCGGAATGAGGAAGCAACAGTTTAATCGTATCAAAGCTGGTGGCAAGGGTGGTAATCCGGGTCAGTGGTCTGCACGTAAAGCGCAGATGTTAGCCAAAGCATATAAGGCTGCTGGCGGTGGATATAAAAGTTAATGGAAAAACAAATTATTACTGGTTTGATGGCTATTATGATTGGCCTTGCTGGGTGGAACCTAAAGACAACGCATGATTTAAGTATTACTGTTAGCAACATGCAGGTTAGTCACGCAGATAAAGATGCTATTCAAGACATGAAAATGGCTATCCAGCGGCTAGAGTTATTACTTTTACAAGACCAATGATTGTATTTGTTTTGTACGTATACTTAGGTGCAAATGTAATAGACAAAACACAGAAGTTTATAGACATGGATAGATGCCTCTACTTTGCTGAAAGGTTGTCCCGACAACAATCTGTTCCAGCAGGGGATGGTAAAAGAGTAAAAATAACTGCAGTATGTAGACCTGAACCCAAGTAGGAACCAACCAACATGATTGCCGAAACCCTCGCAGGTATAGCACTTGTAAAAAGTGCAGTAGATGGTATTAAAGGTGCTATCAGTACTGCTAATGATATAAGTGATATAGCTAGTCATATAGATAATCTATTTGCTGGCGAAAAACAAATTCAACAAGAACGTGCTAAAAAAGCTGGTGTAGGTATAACAGACCAGTTTGGCGTAGACAATGTGGCACGTGATGTTATTGATGCTAAGATAGCAGCAGAAAAGCTACAAGAAGTAGCCACTATGGTAGACATGCGATTTGGACATGGCACATGGAAGGGCATACTAGCTGAAAGACAAAAACGTATACAAGAAGCTAGAGAAGCTGCACTTAAAGTTAGGCGAGAAGCTATAGCAAGGCAAAATGAAATTATGGAAAATGTAAAGATTGCAGTAGGAGTAGCTGCGATTACTATAATTGCTATAGGATTTTTTATATTTGCTTTAACTGCATCTGCAATGGCTTACTCATTATTTACTTGACAATTAGATTTATAAGTGGTATAACTGTATTATGAAAAAACCTCAGAAAAGTTTAGCTAACTGGACAAATCAAAACTGGAGAACTAAGAGTGGCAAACCCTCCAAGCAAACAGGGGAGCGTTATCTACCGGCATCAGCGATTAAAGCCTTATCGCCAGCGGAATACGCCGCTACCACCGCCGCTAAAAGAAAAGGAACTGCTGCTGGTAAGCAATTCGTCAAGCAGCCTAAAGCGATATCAAAGAAAACCGCGCAATTCAGACGGGGAGCCTAATGCTTAATTTACTTATTGGACCTATTGCAGAAATAGCTGGCACATGGATGTCAGGTCAAGTCGAGCAGACTAAAGCCAAAGCGCAGACTAAGGTAGCTAAAGCGCAAGCAGAAGCTATCGTCATGCAGAAGAAAGCTACTGGCGAAATTGATTGGGACTTGGAAATGGCTAGAGGGTCAGCTAACTCGTGGAAAGATGAGTGGCTGACTATTTTGTTTAGCATTCCACTTATCCTAGCATTTGTACCCGGCATGGAAGATGTAGTAGCAAATGGATTCGCAAGACTCAACGAGATGCCTGAGTGGTATCAATATTCACTTGGAGTCATCGTTGCGGCTTCTTTTGGAGTTCGTTCAGCAACTAAATTCTTCGGTAAAAAATGATTACGGTAGAGCAATTCCTTGCTTGGAAGATATTGCCTCGCTGCATGATGCTGGCAAGCACAGTTATGTCTTGGCGATGTGCCGAATGGTTCATGGAACTAGACACGCCTACTGCTGCCCAGAGTGCGTTTGTATCTGTAGTTATGGGTGTAATGACGGGTGTATTTGGGATTTGGATGGGCCATGAACACAAAGGGGATACAGTAGTTGAAAAACGTGTCTCCCCAAGTAAATAAAAGCCCCTGTGTAGGTATTTGTATACTAGACAAAGACAGAATTAAATGCATCGGATGTGGACGAACCATAGACGAAATAACTAACTGGGGTAAAAATACAAGTGAAATACGATAGAAATATACTTATAGAAAAATTAATAGCAAGCGAAGGTTTGCGGTTACAGGTATATAAAGATACACTAGGAATTGATACTATAGGTATCGGCAGGAACCTAGAAGACCGTGGTATAACAAAAGAAGAACTAGACTGGATGGACATACCTAATATAGATGTCGTCTACGAAATGGGTATCACAGAAGCTGATGCGGTCTATCTAGCAACGAATGACGTACAGATAGTCGAAGAGGAACTGGTACGTGCGCACCCTTGCGTGGACAGTCTGGACGCTGTACGTCAGCTTATTGTCATAGACATGGCGTTTAATATGGGTGTACCTAGACTTTGTAAGTTTAAGAATATGTGGGCGGCTATCCACGATGAGGACTACCCAACTGCAGCAAAAGAAATGTTAGACAGTAGGTGGGCATCTCAGGTAAAAGGACGGGCCACTAAACTAGCTAACGCTATGCATAACGGAGAATTTTA